GCGGTCTTCGCACTTGGCCTTGGCGGCTTGGCTGTATCGATTGGTCGCAAGGACGCGACCATCGATCAGCACAGCGGGCAACTGACTGAACTGAAGTCCATCACGAGTGACCTCGTGCGTGCGCAGTTGAGTCTGAGCGGCAACGATCAAGTCACGGCCCAACGCCTTCAGGAACTGGAGCGTCGCCTTGCCACGCTTGAAGCCAAGCGATAAGAAGAAGCCGCTTCCGTTTCGCGTCGAGCAGAAGACGCGCAACATCCACATAGTCGAGATGCAAGCCGATGCGCGGGCGGGATGGGAGCAATGGTTCCTGCTCCGATCGGACGCGCACCATGACAACCCGCACAGCGACCACGATCTTGAGCGCAAGCACCTTCGCGAGTGCGAGCAACGCAACGCAGGATGGATCGACTTCGGTGACCTCTTCTGTGCGATGGCCGGCAAGGCTGATCCACGCCGCGCCAAGCACGGTGTGACGCGCGACGAGCACGCAATCGCAAACGACTACTTTGATTCACTCGTGCGCCATGCGACCAACTTCTATGAACCCTTCGCGCATCGGTGTGTGCTGATCGCTCGTGGAAATCACGAGACTGGCGTGCTCAAGAACCAAGAGACCGACCTCACAGAGCGATTGACCGAACGCTTGAGCGAGCGCATCGGCGCGCCAGTTCTGTCTGGTGGCTACGGTGGCTTTATCCAGTTCAAGACAAAGGTCGCCAACGGCGTCAACACCCTCACGATGGCCTACTTCCACGGCAGCGGTGGTGGAGGCATGATGACCTTCGACACGCTGCGAGTGCGAAGGCAAGCATCGTTCCAGCCAGATGCGGATGTGCTTGTGTGCGGTCATGTGCATGAGCGATGGTGGCTGCAGACCGCGCGCTATCGCTTGCGAACCAACAACGGCAACTATCGCGTGACCGTTGAGCCGCAGCACCATGTTCGCACTGGCACTTACAAGCAGGAGCACGGCGATGGATTCGGTGGATGGGCGACCGAGAAGGGAATGCCACCGAAGCCAACGGGTGCAATCTGGATGCGTCTCTTCATGCGGCACCTTGAGAAGGTGAACGGCAACTCCATCTGGAGACTTGAATGCGAGTTCCACGAGGCATCGTGAGCATCCGCATCCGCGTGCGCGATCGCGTCTACACGATTCGCTTCATGCCAGCACGCGCGATGAACAAGGACTGGGGTCGCTGCTACTTCCCTCCCGGTCGCCATCCACTCATTGAAGTGCGACGCACCCTGACTGGACGCAACATGATCGACACTATCGCTCACGAAGTCTTGCATGCGTGTCAGCCTGACATGTCAGAGCAAGGCGTTGAAGAAACTGCTGGCGCAATCGCACGCGCGCTGTACGCTGCTGGCTGTCGCATGACTCGCAACCTCAACACAAAGGAGAAGCCATGATGCTTGCAACGATGGAAAGTCTGATCGGGTCGATTTGGTTCGGTGTCGGCGCTTTGCTTGCTGGATACATCGCCGGGCACATCGTGCCTGTCAGCCGCGTCGCCGAGTGGTTCGGACGCAAGTGATCACTGGTCGCCCACTCGCTTGCGTTGCAGCCCTCGCCATCACGGTGGCGAGTGGCTGCAGCGCGTCGCATCGCATCGCACAAAAGGCCAGCAGCATTCGTGAGAGTGCAGACTCAATCATCGATGCCACTGATCGAATGGATGAGGCCTCGCCTGATGTCCAACTCGTGCGAGCCGAGGCCGAGCAGATTCGACATCAAGTGTCGGACATACATGGTGCGTTGCCCGGTGTACGAGATGTCGTGCCTGCTTGGCTAACGCTCCTCACATGGATCGCGATCGCTGCAGTTGGTGCGTGCGCGGTCTGGGTGTTGACTGCGAGCGGTGCACTGTCTGCGATTCGCATCGCGATCGGTTGGTTGCCACGACGCAAAGTGGTCGAAGCAGAGATGGCAGCAGCAACGATTGATGCCAATGCGCCTGAGACGGTGCGAGAGTTTGTCGCGATGAAACGCGGCACCGATCGCGAGTTCGATGCGGCTTTTCAAAGAGCCAAAAAAGGCTTGTGAAACAAGCCTATGTACAGAAGCATGGTTTCATGTCATAATGCTTGCTGTTCGATCTTTGACATCCCGGCTGGATTACAAGTGCACCGCCGCCCAGCGCTCCGAACAAGCGCATCTGGGACTGGCGAGCAGCCCCGCACAACTCTGACGAGCGTGAAGCGACGACTCAGAGTGGCGAGGAGAAGCAGGACTGACGGCAAGCCTCGTACGCGAGTCGCGCCGACCACCTTCCCCTTCTAACGCAGCGAGCACCCAGCCGGACAAGCAGACGCGAGTGACGACGCGCAGGACAGGCGATAGCGAAGAGCAACGACCCGCCCCTGCAACGCGACACGAAGCGACGAACAGAGTCTCAAGTAGTAGTACCGCCAACGCGATTGAAGTGAGAGCCAATCGGTTGTGAGCGGGCAGTGACCTGCGCGAGACGGATCGAACACCAATAGCGCGAAGAACAACCACGCCAGCCGTCGAGTCAGACGGCTGGCTGGTTCTTGTTCGCGGAACAAGATGCACACCACCAACGCGGCAACCGCCGCAAGGACACTCACATGAAGAACACGCACAACCTCGCTCGCCGTTTCAACATCGTCAACGCCGCAACCAGCAACTGCCTGCTCGACCTCGTGAAGCGATACGAAGAAGCCGCAGAAGATCAGCAGGTCGCATCAACGCTCGCAGATCAGATCAGTGCTCTGGACGAGCAGATCAACGAACTGGATCAACTCGACCATCTGACTGCAAAGCAGGAAGCGAAGCTCAAGAGCCTCACGAAGAAGGTCGAGGCTCTGGTGAAGAAACTGGAAGCAGCAGAGAGCGACTGCGAGATGAGCGCGAAGTCAGTCGAGTACTACCTCAATCACATGATGGATCAGATGAATCGACACATCGACAACCTTGAGTACCAGTTCAACGGCTGCAAGTGAAGTGACAAGCCACGCACGCCGTCGAGCGACGGCGTGCTGGCCTGCAACTTCGCAGGACTCACTACACCCCAACGCGGCAATCGCCGCAAGGAGTCACTCATGTCCGCTCTCTACGCCACCATCAATGATTGCGCCGCCAAGAACAAGCCCACGGGTCGTGGGCATCGCAGCATCGCCGCGACTGTCAAGGATTGGGACTTCAAGATCGAGGCAACGCTTGAAGCCGCGCCGAAGGGTGCAGAGGTCGACACTTGGGCGACCATCACCGTGACTGATCTGCGCAGCGGCGAGTCGATCGAGATCGCCTCTGACGAACTGCCTCGCATCTTCAAGCAGGCCAAGGCACGCAAGGAGAAGCAAGAGCGCGAAGAGGCAGCGATCAGCAAGTTGCTGCTCGATCGCGAGACCGCTGCGTTTGCACTCGACGCGGTGCGTTGACGGCACAAGCCACGCACGCTCGCACTCGCGAGCGTGCTGGCCTGCATCGTCGCAGGACTCACTACATCAACGCGGCACAGCCGCAGAACGGAAACGCCATGAGCCTGAATTGGAACCTCACAAAAATTCGCAATCGTGATGTCGTGTGTTGGGAGCGTGATGAACATGGATACAACAACATCAGTGGCGTGACACACACCATCATCTTCGCAACTATGGCAGTCGACCTCGGAGAGATCAGCGCGAAGAATGTGGACGAGTGGCTCGTGCGACTGCAGTGCATTGGTCGCGTCTACGCCGACAACGGCTGGTCATCCATCACGCGCCAGCAACTGACGGACCACATCGGCCTGAGCACCAATGTCTCCAACAAGACGCGCAAGCAGTTCTTGAGCAAGATGAGCCAAGCACTCGAGCGTGAGTGTGTGAGCGAAGTCAAGCGCTCTGCTGAACTTGCTGGCATGTAACGAAGCAAGCCACGCACGCCGTCAAGGGACGGCGTGCTGGCCTGCATCGTTGCAGGATCATCACTCATCTCACTTCATCATCCAATGCCGCCCAGCGGCAGGAGATCACTATGGGTTTCATCAAGACCGCGTATCGCGCCATGCAGACTCGTTTCGCAGCATTCATGTGGGCACACGCAGACGAAGACTTCGTGCAGCGGTGCATCAGCGAATGCGTTGGAGTCATCGACATTGATGACATGGCGCAAGAAGCCAGTGAGCGCATCATCGATGCTGTTGACCTTGAAGGCATCACTCGCGAAGTGGAGCAGTCACTCATCGAGAACACCGATGTGGACACAGACGACATCGTTGAGAAGATCGTCTACAACCTCAGCACCGACGACATCGAGCGCATGGTCACGGATGAGTTGGTGCAGAACATCAGCGTGAGTCAATGCACGGATGCGATCGTTGAGACGGTCGGCGACGAAGTCAAGGACGACTGCATCGAGCAGATCATGGAGCAGATCGAGGATCAGCGCGAAGGATGGGCAGAGGTGATTGCGCAGCGTCTGGTCAAGAATGATGCGTTCCTGACTGCGATCGCAATCGCATTGGTGCGCAACAGCACGGAGGCGACTAATGCGAAGGCATAAGTGCTGCGCACCATCGATCGCGGTGCGACCGAACTGGTGGCGCGCGCACCTGCAGCCTGTTCGCAGCAGCGAGCAGGTCGCAGCCATGCTCGGGATTAGTGTCAACGCGGTGCGATCTCACGAATCAACAGCCATTCGCAAGTTGCGATCGGCACTCAAGAAACTCAACACGACAAGGAGACTGGCATGATGGGTAGCAAGCACTTTGAACATCTGATGCACTGCCTGCGCAGCAAAGCTGCGAAGGACATGAAGGCCAATGAGGAGTACGCGGTGGTCGCGTTGCGTCGGCTTCGCCTCGGCAAGGACTGCGAGCGCATTCTGCAGTCGCTGTCGAGAGGGGCGACCAGCCCCACCGAGATCGCACGCGACCTCGGATGGGATCCACCGCTGGTCGTCCTTGAGCCACTCGATGTCGCTGCGAAGCGATGGCTCGACAAGCGGTCGGCTGAACTTGCTGGTGAGTAACGAAGCAAGCCACGCACGCCGTCTCGTGACGGCGTGCTGGCCTGCATCGTGCAGGATGTTCACTACACAACGCCGCATTGCGGCAGAAAGATTGACACATGGTTGCAAGCAATACACAGATGGTCAGCACGCAGTTCAATCAGTACGGCTTCGGGCGCGACAGGAAGCGAGTTGATCGGCAAGCGCTGATCTCGGCGCGACGCGACGGCATCGCGCAACTGATGGAGAGTGGCATCCCGGAGATGGATGCGATGCTGAAGTGGGACTTTGAAATGGCACCAATGACTACTGATGCTGAGAAGTTGAAGTTGGTCTGCGTGCATGACATCTTGCCAGAGTCTATGAGCGAAGCGGAGGCATACGCCGCAAGCCTCGCTCAGAACAACGCACTCGGACTTCGCGCGTGCCTGATCGACACGATTGAAGGCCTCGCAGACCTCGGCACATTCCTCATCAATACAGACTCCTACAGCGATGCCGAGTTGATGGTGAAGCTGTGGAAGCAGGTGCTGCGAGATGTCATTCATGACATTCCGCCCGGATGCTGTGCGGAGTTCATCGACATGGATCAGCACCGGATTCGTGATGCGAAGGTGGTCGACCGAGATCGCTGGATGCCAAAGCCATAACGAAGCAAGCCACGCACGCCGTCGTATGACGGCGTGCTGGCCTGTCGCGTTGACGGGAACTCACTTCATCAAACGCCGCACAGCGGCAGCAAGGAGCGACCCATGGTCGCAATCGGAAACTCATCGTTGGTTCTTCACGCAGGAGCGCATCAGGTCGAGAGGCAGCAGGTGTGCGATGTCATCACGCCCGAGGCGACTGACACGCACTTCCCGATCGCACACATCGCTGTGCTGCGCATGGTCGAGCAGACCATCGCAGACCTCGGTTGGACGATCACGGAGTACGCGCATGCACTGCTTGGTGACGGCCTGCGCTACTTCGGTCTGCTTGCGATCAAGCGACCGTATGGGTCGAGCGACGAGTCGTGCCTTGAGACAGACGGCACCTATCAGTGGGTGCTGGGCATTCGCAACGCCCACGACAAGTCATTCGCAGCAGAGGCGATTCTCGGATCGCGTGTGTTCGTGTGTGACAACCTTGCCTTCAGCGGTACGGGCAAGTCCGTGTTTCGATTCGCTCGCAAGCACACGCGATTCATCGAGCGCGACATGCCAGGACTCGTTGCTGGTGCGTTCGGCAACATGGTGCAAGGCATGCGAGCAGAGGCAGAGCGCATCGCGTCCTACAAGCAGTTCGCGATCGAGAGCGATGATCAGGTGCATGACTTCTTGATCCGAGCGATGGATCGGCGAGCGATCACACCGCAGGCACTGCCTCATGTGCTGCGCGAGTGGCGACGCGAGGACGGCCCGGGCGGACTGGCTGTGCGATGCCGCGACGAAGACCCGGCCTTCGGTGCGCGCACTGCGTGGCGACTGCTGAACGCCTTCACCGAGGTCGAGAAGCAGAAGCCATCGCCGATGGCAAGCCCGAAGCGCACGAGTCGCCTCATCGGTCTGTTGGATGGGTTCGTCGGCAACGCTGAAGAGGCCAGCGTGCTCGATGTCGGTGGCGTTGACGATTGAGTGTGATCGAGAGTGGGGAGGCGGTCGCCGACACGACCGCCTCCCCGGCGTGCAAGGACGCGACGCAGACAGCGTACCAAACCAGAAAGGAATGGCAATGAAGACACAGAACGCAGAGCGACGACCGCTCAAGGTGGTGTTGGAACTTCGTAGCAACGGCGATCCATACGGTCGTGGGTATGTCGCATCGGAGTCACGAGACGGTGGACTCACATGGGTCTACCGCGGCGATGTTGGAGCAGCGTCGCGTGAGTGGTGGCGACGAGAAGCGCGGCGCATCGGCGCACAGTTGCGAGAAGTGCGAGGTGGTCGATGAGTCAAGTGCCCAATCTGCTACCGACACGATTGGTCGCGGACATCCTCGGAGTGTCACTAGGCCGCGTGCAGCAACTCGCAGCAGCGAGGGGTGTCCCTCCCGTGTTGCTGGGCGGTCGGCGATTCTGGACGCAGGAGCAAGTGTCACAACTGCGTCCGGGCAAGAACGGTAGACCACGCAAGAGCATCAAGCTCGGAAAGGACGGCGACAAGTGATCACAGACAAGCAGCGAGAGAACAGAGCGAAGGGCATCGGCAGCAGTGAAGCGGCGACCATCATGGGATGCAATCGCTGGCAGACACCGTATGACCTGTGGCTGATCAAGACTGGCAGAGCGCAATCTCCAGTCACCAACAACGCGATGCGCCTTGGTCAAGTGCTGGAGCCGACGCTTCTGCAACTCGCAGGAGAGCGACTTGGCACGCGCATCGTGAGGCCGAGCACGACCTTCGTCGGCCATCGACCGCACTTCCGTGCGAACATCGATGGCATGGTTGGTGAAGCGAAGCGCGGCAGCGACATCGTCGAGATCAAGACGACAGGCGTTGCCGACGAGTGGGGCACGGAAGGCACCGATCAAGTGCCGATGGCCGTGCGCGTGCAGGTTTCGTATCAGATGGCCTGCAGCAGTTCGCACTTGGCGCATGTGGGATGTCTCGTCGGGTCATGGGGCCTGCACTTCAAGTTGTATCGCGTCGAGTTCGACTCGGGCTTCACCGAGTATCTGCTCGATCGAATCGACGCATGGTGGGGCAGGCACATCGTTGAAGATGTCCCGCCTGCAGAGTCGGCATCGATCGACCTGCTCAAGACCATGGAGCGCATCGACGACGAGAAGGACATGAGCGATCACCTTGATCTGTTCACGGCAGAGGAGACGCTCAAGCGCGAACTGGACATCGCTGAACGCAAGTACGAGGCAGCGAAGTCCGAGTTGTTGAAGCACCTCGGCAGTCATCGCCGAGGTCGCACCGGGCCGTACTCAATCGCAGTCACCGACGTGGCGACTGATCGATTCGATCGCAAGTCATTTGAGGCCGAGCATCCTGAACTCGCCTCACGCTTCGTTGTGCCGTCCGGGTACAAGCGCATCGACATCAGGAAGAAGAAGGACTGACCATGACACGCACCAAGGACAAAATCGTGGACGCAATGAATGCGCCGAACCAGCACGCCATCGACCTCAAGGAAGAGATCGAAAGTCAGACACGCACATGGGAGTACCGACTCATTGCAGCACAAGCAGCGATGGCTCGCGTTGTGAAGGATTCGCGTGTTGCCTTCGGCACTCAGCGCTACGCCTACACGAGTGCAGAGGACATGATCGGTGCATGCCGAGAAGCACTTCTGAGTGCTGGCTTGGCCTTGACGAGGCAATGGGACATCGTCTCAACGGAACGCGGCGTGAATGTCGTCAGCTACTTCTCACTGCATCATCCGAATGGCACTGTGCAGATGGGCACTTGCCCATTCCCGTTGGTCGGGCAGAACGGCAAGGGCGAGGACAAGGCAGTTGCGACTGCCCTGACTTCAAGCCTCGGCTACTTCCTGCGTGACTTGCTGATGGTTCCCAAGGAGGATGACTCGCAGCAGATGGTCAAGGCACCAGAGATGGATGCCCGCGACGATCGCACGGTCACCAAGCCCGAGGAGCGCATCGGACTTGAAGGCGCAGCGTCGCTGCGTCAGCGTGTGCAAGTGACGGGCGCGACGCTCGCGCAGTTGCACAGCGCGATGGTGAAGGCAGGCGTGCCGCTGCCAAGCCCTGAGGTTCATACATGGCCCATCTCGTTGATGCCTCGCATCGAGAAGTGGATCACAGCGCAGGCGGCAAAGCCTGTCGCATGAACCATCGTTCTTCAACTTGAAGAACCATCATTTCGCCATCCATGCGTTGACGCGCATGGGTGGTCTTCAAGCATGGTTTGTTGACTTTCTATGATGTGTCTTCAACCAATCGCCCACGCTCGGAGGGCGCGACACTTGCGAGTGAACGAGCAACGCACCGACAGCGTTCCAGTCAAGTCGATCGTGGCCGTGATGATGTGTACACGGCGAGAGGCAGAGACTCACGACCTACTCTGCCCCGTGGCGCAAGTCACGCACTCAAGGCATCATGCGGTGGCTGCTGACACGAGCAGCAAAATGGTGAACTGATGCCCAGCGACCGAAGCCAACGGCAACGGACTGCGACCCTTGTTGGGTCGTGCTCCCTCACCACAGCAACACTGAAAGGACAGCGATGAAGAACCGAACAGAGATGAAGTTGGAAGACTTGCGAATGGAACCTGACGCACAAGCAAGGACGGCCATCAAGTCAGCAAGCGTCGAAGAGTATGCGGAAGCAATGCAGGACGGAGCATCGTTCCCGCCCATCGAGGTGATGATGGTTGATGGTCAGGCCATCATCATTGATGGTTGGCATCGAGTCATGGCGGCATCGCAGTTGGGTCTCAAGAGCATCGACTGTGTGGTGGTCGAAGGCAGCACGATCGCAGACGCGCAGTGGTCAGCAGCCGCCGTGAACCAATCGCACGGCCTGCGCAGGACGAATGCGGACAAGGCGCGAGCCGTTACGCTTGCGATTGCCGCATGTCCTGATGCGACCTACCAACAGATCGCTCAGCACTGTGGCGTGAGTCAGGCAATGGTGAGCGCGTACTTCGCAGCCATGCAGGAGGTCGATCAGGCGAACGAGGTCGCGGTCGAAGCACCGCGCCAGTCGACTCGCAAGGCTCCCAAGCAGCGAACGCTGCAAGACGACATGGCAGAGGCAACCGCGAGCATCGATGGTGCGGTGATCCTCGTCGCGAACGCATCTGCATCAGTTGAGGCTTTGACGCAATCAGCGGCAGGCGCGTACATCAATGCGCAATCGGTGCTGTCTGATCTGTCGAACGCTGCAAGCGCGTTGACCTCGGCGCGACCGCACAAGGTGTGCCCGCTTTGCAACGGCGAACGATGCGAGACATGCCGCATGCTGGGCTGGGTCAGCAAGAAGCAATGGCAACTCATCCCGAAGAAGATGCGCGGGGAGTGAGTCGCAGGATCAGACTTTCACACATGGGCCATCCCGCGTTGGGATGGCCTTTCTCATTCAAGTAGGAGACACAGTATGGAACTCCGTGACTACCAAGAGCGTGCAGTGAGCAACGCGATGGAAGCGATGCGTCTAGGCGGATCGACACTTGTGGTGATGGCGACTGGACTGGGCAAGACGATTGTCTTCGCCGAGATCATTCGTCGGTACATGATGACTGGCACGGGCAGGCGAGCCTTGGTGCTCGCGCATCGTGCCGAGTTGATTCATCAGGCGGCGCAGAAGATCGGCATGGTGGCTGGATGCGATGTTGAGATTGAGATGGGAGAGTTGCGTGCGCGTGAGTCGACGCTCTATCGCGCCCCGGTCATCGTGTCGAGCGTGCAGACGCAGACCGCAGGGCGCAATGGATCGATGCGCATGCACAAGTTCAACCCGAAGCAGTTCGGCATCGTCATCATCGATGAGGCGCACCACGCTGTAGGCGACTCGTACCGAAAGACGCTTGAGCACTTCAAGCAGGGAGGGTGCCGCGTCCTCGGTGTGACGGCCACGCCCGACCGTGCAGATGAAGCAGCCCTTGGGTCTGTGTTCGACTCGACCGCATTTGAGTTCGGCATCCGTGAAGGCATCGAGGCGGGTTGGCTTGTGCCCATTCGTCAACGCCTCGTGAGCGTCACCTCGCTTGACTACTCATCATGTCGCACGACCGCGGGCGACTTGAATGGCGCAGACTTGGACAGCGTGATGCAGTACGAGGAGAATTTGCATGGGATGGTGTATCCCACGCTTGAGATCGCAGGCGATAGGCGAGGCATCATCTTCGCGAGCAGCGTGGCGCATGCCGAGCGCATCACCGAGATCATCAACAGGCACAAGCCGAGCAGTGCGGTGTTCGTGTGCGCCGCAACGCCGACCGATGAGCGGCGGTCGCTCTTCGCAGGCTTCGCTGAAGGTCGATACCAATGGCTCGTCAATGTCGGCGTGGCGACCGAAGGTTGGGACGATGCCGCGCTCGACCGCAAGGGCGTGCAGATCATTGCAATGATGCGACCAACTAAGTCGCGTGCTCTGTACTGTCAGATGATCGGACGAGGCACGCGACCGCTACCGCGCACCGTCGATGGTATCGCAGAGGCATCGATGCGCCGCGAGGCCATAGCAGGCAGCGCGAAGGACGGCGTGACCGTGCTTGACTTCTGCGGCAACGCGGGTCGCCATCGACTCGTGCATGTTGCAGACGCGCTCGCTGGCAAAGACCCTGACGAGCATGCGGGACGCATCGCGAATGAGATCGTAGAGCGAGGCGCGCACGCGGCCGAACTCGATGTCCTTCAGATCCTCAACCGGGCAGAGGTTCAGGCAGTCAAAGAGCGTGAGGCATCAACGCGCAAAGGCCTCGTGGTCAAGGCAGGATACAAGTCGCAACTCATCGATCCGTTTCAGTTGATTGACCTCGCACCGCATCGCGAAGCAGCGTGGGCGAAGGGAGTGCCCGCGAGTGAGAAGCAGTTGACTGTGCTGCGTCGTCTCAAGGTCGACATCCCTGACCTCTTGACGAGACGCGAAGCAAGTCGACTCATAGATGCAGCCGTCAATACTCCCACGCCAGCGCAGGCGTGGGTGCTATTGAAGAATGGATTGCAGCCGAGCGACTTCACGCGCCGCACCGCAAGCGAGGCAATCGACGCACTCAAAGCAGGAAGGAGTGTGCAGCGATGAAAGGCCTCGTCTTGACTCGTCGCAACGGAGAGCAGATCGTATTCATGGATGAGCGCGGAACGATGATTGGAACGCTGACTGTCGTGAGTGCAGAATGGAACCGCGTCTCGATGCAGTTGGACTTTGTGAAGCAGGTTCGCATGGAACGCAAGCAGCCCGAGAAGGGCAGGAAGGTAAACCGATATGCCTGAACAGGATCGATTCAAGGATGGCGAGTTGGTGTTTGTTCGTGCGCGTGTTGTGCGCCACGGCAGCACCTATGAGTTCGTGAAGGGCACTGGCATGGAAGCAGATTGGCTGCTTTCACCAATCGACGCGGCGGGTCGAGATGTCAACACAGCCGGGTGCATCTGGGCCAACCCAAGCAGCGTGGTCAGTGCGGCAGAGGTTCGAGCAATCGTGAAAGGAGACAAGCGATGAGTGCAGAGGACACATACAAGACCCATCACAGGAACTGCTGCTGCCTTGCGTGCGTGGTCACGCAAGTTGCCGTCGAGGCAGGCGATGAGATCGCGCGGCTTCACAAGGAGACACAGGAACTGGCAAAGCGAAACGCGCTGCTGGTCATCGAGATTGAAGAGTTGCAGACGCAACTGCAGTGGATGCGTGATGAGCGCAACGCGTTGGCAAAGGCAGTGCAAGAAGCACACGCCGAACTCAACGCCCTGAACCACGCGGAGGACGATCAATGAGATCGTTTCAACTGGTCGACAAGCGGACAGGCGAGGTCACCTTCGATGGGCAAGAAGCAACGCGACTACACCCATGTTGGGTGTGCGAGCATCTGCATCAGCGGCAGTCATGGTGTCTGGTCGATGATGTGCGCGGCCTCGTGATCTGCCCGCGCGTGGAGAGCCCGCGACGAATCGGCGACGCGGGTTGGCTTCACGATCGCGGCGATGGTTCGTTGATGTCAGCAACAGCAACGATGACTCGCAGAGTCACTGAACCGCCAACGGTCAACATGAGCGAGGAGTGGAAGCGATGCCGCGAGCGAGTCACGACCGCTGACTATGTGCATCTCGCAGAAGCACTCGGCATGAAGCCAGTGGACTTCCCGGTGTGGGTCGAACTGGGGATGCACTTCGGTTCGTGGGCGTTCGCAATGTACGACCCGAGCGGTCGGGTCTGCGGCATCAAGTTGCGCGGACGCGATGGCGCGAAGTGGTGCATGCGAGGCAGCAGGCTCGGCCTGATCTACGCTCGTACCTTCGCACCATCGCTGCCGGAAATGATCGTGACGGAGGGTGAGTCAGATGCGTTCGTTGCGGCCTCGTGGGGCTTCAACGCAGTGGCTCGACCGGGTGCGAAGGCATGCACCACGCACCTTGAAACGATCTGCAAAGGCAAGTCGGTTGTGCTGGTTGCAGACAGAGACGCGGCAGGGATGGACGGTGCGAGAATGCTTGCGGCCGATCTGCGCAAGCGATGCAAGACATGCACGATCGTCACGCCGCCACCGGGCGTGAAGGACTTGCGGGCATGGATGACTGCTGGAGGTACTTCAGAAGAGTTGGCGTGGTTGATTCGATCTTCGCGCGGATGGTGAACAAGGCCCACGGCGTGTCATGCGTCGTGGGCCTTTTTCTTTTTTCGAGGTAGCATTCGTGGCGTGCTGATCGAACCGCAATGCGAAGAGTGCGAAGCCAAGCGCGAAGCGTGCGAGCGTCGGTGTCAGCGTTGGATCCGATCGCTGTGCAAGGTCGATGAAGAACTGCGTTTCCTGTTGAACATCATCGACCATCACCGCAAGCGGAACAAGCGGCTCGTCTATGTTGAGCAGATACGCGCGAGGATCCGATGTCTGATCGATCAACTGGACTAGAGTTTCGCGTGCCGGGCACGCCAATCGCACAGCCGCGCCATCGGGCATCGTGCCGTGGCGGCTTCGCAAGGTTGTACCTGCCAAAGGATCATGCAGTGCATGAGTGGAAGCGCGCGATCCATGTATGCGTGGAGCGTGAGATCAAACGAACCGGCGCACTCGAAGGCCCGGTGCGACTGGAGTTGCTGTTCTCATTTGAGGCGAAGACGCGCGCGGCCATGAATCAATGGCGCACCAAGAAGCCTGACATCGACAACCTCGCGAAGGCAGTCATGGATGCGCTAACCGACGCGGGCGCTTGGCAGGATGACTCGCAAGTCGTGTGCATGCACTGTGCCAAGGTCATGGGCGCGGCATCGTTCGTCAATGTCAAGATCGCTTCTCTTGACTTCAGAGTCGACTGATGCCTTGGAAGCCTGACAGTGTTGGCAGCCGACGCACGGGACGCTGGCAACGATTGAGTCAACAGACGAGGCGAGGCGAGCCATTGTGCAGGCTGTGCTTGAGCGCAGGCAAGGTTGAACCCGCGACCGTTGTGGATCACATCGTGCCGCTCGCAGAGGGTGGCACGCATGCGACCGACAACCTGATGCCGCTCTGCAAGCGATGTCACGACACCATCAAGACCCCAGCCGACAACACTCGCATGGCAAAGGTCATCCCATGCGTGCTGCGCCTTGTGTGGCCCAGCCTGCGCAGCGCGATCCCATGCACGGTCAACGCAGTCGAGTTGCGATTCAGCCTGTCTAGCAAGATGCCTATCGGAGAAGCGCAAGCAATCGCGACGGCTGCAGTCGAGGGCGTGGTCAAAGCCAGTCAGCGCGGCGACCTAAAGAGTGCGAGCGTCAGCATTGTCTTGGACGATTCTCGTCTTGCGAAGCACTTAGTCGCCTGCTACGGTGTAGAGATCGAGGAGATCCCACATCATGGCGAAGAAGATCAAAGCAACAGCAAGCACGCCGACTGGTTCGAAGCATTCAAATCAAATGAACGCATCAAGCGATCACACAGCCCAACTGGCTCACAGCCAGAGCGAGACGGTTGACATCACCAGTCTGGAGTTTGACTCCAACAACACGCGCATTCATCCGGTCGCGAACATCGAAACGCTGAAGAAGAGTCTTGAACGATTCGGACAGCAGAAGCCAATCGTCGTCTCGAAAGACAACATCGTCTTGGCTGGCAATGGAACATTGCAGGCTGCGAAGGCTCTTGGATGGAAGACGATCGTCATCTGGAGATCGGAACTGACCGGGATGGAAGCAACCGCGTATTCGATTGCAGACAATCGCGCTTCCGAACTTGCTTCGTGGAACGAACAGGCTTTGGCGCAGCAACTCAACGACTTGCAACTCTTTGAAGCTGACCTCGTTGCTGCAACGGGCTTTGAGCCGCAGGCAGTCGCAGATCTGATGCGAACACTGGAACCAGCCATTGTCCGTGACAATGCGAAGTCGAAAGAGATTGATGTTGTGAGCGGATCCTTTCAACACACCTGTCCTCGTTGCAAGTTCGAGTGGAGCGAGCAATGACGCTCGGATGGAACCTCAAAGATCTCAGACCACCGAATGCCACTGCGCCGCGCGTCCTGTCAACATTCGCTTGTGGTGGCGGATCTTCAATGGGATACAAGCTTGCTGGATGCCGAGTCATTGCTGCCAATGACATTGATCCGAAGATGGCTTGGCACTATGAAACCAATCTGAAACCTCCGCACATGCTGGTCTGTCCGATTCAGGAACTGATCACCCGCACCTTGCCATTCCCCATCGACGAGATAGACATCCTTGATGGATCGCCGCCATGTTCAGTGTTCAGCATGTGCGGCAATCGGGAAGATGACTGGAACAAGAACAGGCACTTTCAAGAAGGACAGGCAAAGCAGATTCTGTCCGACCTGTTCTTCGACTTCATCACCCTTGCCGAGCGCGTGCAACCGAAAGTGATCGTCGCCGAGAATGTGAAAGGCATGATCATGGGAAGAGCCAAGGGCTATGCGAAGGAAGTGGTACTTCGACTGAATCGACTGGGATATGAGGTGCAGGTATTCCTGCTGAACGCTGCTGAATGTGGAGTTCCACAAAGTCGAGAGCGCGTGTTCTTCGTCGCCCGGAAGAAGAGTCTCAATCTGAAGCAACTCGTACTGCGACTCGATTCATCAGTCCCGACTGTCAGGCAGGCATTGGCAGATGTAGTCGTCGAAGCAGAAGTACATCAGGCACCACCATGCGTTCGGTCGCTGTACTCACTGAGCAAGTCAACGAAGTCTGATGCAATCGCCGCGACGCGCAGAAGACTCAACGGCGGGAACGCGTTCTTCAGTTGGAGGCGTTGTGCGTGGGATCAACCTGCATGCACCATTACCGCAATGGCGGCACAACTCCATCCTGATGAGCCGAGAAGCTTCACTCCACGAGAGATCGTTCGGTTGGGTTCGTTCCCTGATGACTATGTGTTTGCCAACAAGAAGACGCCCAAGACTCAAGCAACCTTGGCGCAGTACATCGTCGGCATGAGTGTGCCTCCTCGGATGATGGAACGAGTCGCTGAAGCAATCAAGCAACAATGGTTTTAGTAAGCAGGGCGGATAGGGGCATGAAAAGTTTTTTGTCAGTTGCCATTGGCCGGGCCTCCCTCTTGAGCGCGCGTATGCGCGGAACTTTGGAAAACAGGTCGCCTGATCAACTAGGATCCGTTCTGCCGCATCGGCGAGGCCATGACGGGTGTCGAGCCATCGAAATGGGTCAACGCAGCGTGGGCCATCGTCGGCCGCTTGGAAGGCAATGCGAAACCATGGTTCTTCAGGGTGAAGAAGAATGGTTGATGGAGCAGGGTTTCCCATGTTGAATGGCAGGCCACCAAAGCCGAACGCGCTTGCTGCCTTGTCGGGAGACAGACGCAGGAAGGGCAAGGGCATCGACTTGCCGAACTCGATGCCTGTAGTGCCCGAGTGGTTGCCCGAGGACGCGAAGGCAGAGTGGGCGACTCTTGCCCACACGCTCTCGACCATGCGCGTGCTGGCCGAGGTCGATGGCATTGCGCTCGCGCAGTTGGCCGACTACCTCGCGAAGTGGAAGAAAGCAGCGGAGCAGGTTGCCCGACTCGGCCTCGTCCTTCCCATTCGTGACGCAGCGGGAACCGTAGTGAGTTTCAGACGCAACCCGTATGTGACCATGCACCTTGAGTATGGCTTGATGGTGCAACGCCTACTCGCCCAGTTTGGTATGACTCCATCAGCGAGAGCGAGATTGATGAATGGCGAAGCGCAAGCGACCGACAACATCTTCAGCCGCATCGCGAGCGTCCAAGTCGGCGGCTCGTAGCGGACCTGAGCAGTTCAATCACCTGCCCGGGTACGACGCGATCGCGACTGCTGACGACTGCGTGTGGAATGATGCGGCCGCAAACCACGCCATCCGATTCATCGAGTCAATGTGCAGACACACGATGGGGGAGAAGACCGGGCAAGCATTCAGACTGCTGCACTGGCAACGATGCTTCGTCGGAAACCTATACGGCTGGCTACGCCCCGATGGCACGCGCCGATACAGACAGGCGCACTTGCTCGTGCCTCGCAAGTCAGGCAAGACCGAACTTGCGGCAGCCCTTGCGCTCTACCACTTGCTTGCAGACGACGAACCAACGCCCGAGGTGGTCGGCATCGCTCGCGATCGCGAGCAGGCGAAACTGTGCTTCGGTCGCGCCAAGCGAATGATCGAGCAAGAACCAAGGATGAAGGAGCGCGTAGAGTTCTACCAGTCGCGGCTCGTCTCTCCTTCAACGCACGCGCTCTACAAAGTCCTGTCAAGCGATGCTCCGGGCGCGCACGGCTTGAATGTCTCCGCGTGCATCGCTGATGAGATTCACGCGATGGAGAACCGACGCGACTTGTGGGAAGCCGTCATGACATCGATGGGTTCTCGTCGACAGCCGATGATGGTGAGCATCACGACTGCTGGAACGCTTCGTGAGTCTCTTGAGTTCGACATGTTCACATATGCGCAGAAGGTCTGCGAGAGAGTCATTGACAACTCATCATTTCTGCCCGGGCTGTTCTACGCTGACACTGATGAAGCGTGGGACGATCCGAAGACATGGGCGAAAGCGAATCCGAGTCTCGGTGTCACGGTGAAGGAAGAGTGGTATGCGGCCGAAGCGAAGCGCGCACAGGATCAACCATCCTACGAGACGCCCTTCCGAACCTATTACCTGTGCCAGCATGTGACTGCATCGGAGCGATGGTTGAGAATGAGCGACTGGGATGCATGTGGCCAGACGATTGATGAGTCAGGTCTTGAGCAGTTGCCCTGCTATCTCGGTCTTGACCTCGGCCAGACCAGCGATCTCTCGTGCATCAGTGCTGTGTGGATCGATGGCGAATCGATGTATGTCAAGTGCTGGTCATACGCGCCAGAGGAAGGAGCGATCGCGCGCGCTCGGCGAGATGGAGTCCCGTATCTCGACTGGTCGAAGTCAGGTTGGCTCACGCTGACTCCCGGTGACACGACCGACTATGCCTACATCACCAAGCAGGTGCTTGAGATCGCGAAGCGACACAAGGTTCGGATGATCGGCTACGACCCGTACAACGCGCAAAACATCGGCAACGAACTAGACCATGCGGGCCTGAAGGTCGTGCGAGTTCCGCAGTCCTATCTCAACCTGTCAACACCGACCAAGATGTGGGAGCGCGGCGTTGTTGGTCGCACGCTGCGCCACGACAACAATCCTGTACTCTCTTGGGCGATGAGCCACACGGTGGTCGAGCAGGACTTTGCTGGCAACTCACGCCCAAGCAAGCGCAGGTCGGTCGAGAAGATCGATCCGGTCGTCGCATCGGTCGTGGCGATCAGCGCAAGCCTGCATGACGAAAAGATGGCAGCAAGCCCATACGAGAAGCGAGGACTGATATGGCTTTGACCGATTGGCTCAAGCGAAGGTTCAAGTCGACCACGCAGCCCGGAGTGCCGCTGTCCGGGTCGCAGATTTATACAGGGCTGTATTCAGACACTGGTCAGCCAATCACTCCACAGACGGCGATGAACTGCACGACGGTCAACGCCTGTGTGCAGGCCATCTCGACTGAACTTGCGAAGTTGCCGTGGAGCGTGATGAAGCACGAGGGTGGCGGGCGCACGGTCGCACAGGATCACCCGGTGCATCGGTTGCTGTCGCGTGCAGCGAACAAGGACACGACCGCGCTGGTGTGGCGAGAACTCATGCTGATGTCCGCATGCTTGACTGGCAACGGATACAGCCTGATCGAGCGCGATGCTGCTGGTCGTCCGATCGGTCTGCACTACATGCGACCCGATCTCATGCAGGTGATTCGTCTTGGAGCGGGCCAGATCGCGTACATCTACAGCGGCAGCGAAGGCGAGTCGGTTTTTGATTCGCACGATGTGTTCCATCTCATGTGGCTGTCACCAGATGGCATCTTGGGTTTCTCGCCTATCAGTCTCGCGCGTCAGGCCATTGGCCTTGCACTCGCTCAAGAGACATTCGGTGCCTCGTACTACCGCAATGCAAGTCGACCAAGCGGCGCACTAGTCACCGACAAAGAGTTGAGCGTCGATGCGCTGCAGCGCATTCGCGAGTCGTGGGAAGCGCGCATGCGTGGCGCAACGCAGGCAGGCAGCGTTGCAGTTCTTGAAGGCGGCTTGAAGTGGCAGGCCATCAGCCTGTCGCCGCAGGACTCGCAATGGCTGCAGTCGCGTGAGTTTCAGCGCGAAGAGATCTGCAGCATCTATCGCGTGCCGCCGAGCGTCGTTGGCATTGGATCAAAGCAGTCCTACAGCAGCGCAGAGCAGGCCAATCGAGAGTGGGTCAGCAACTGCCTGTCGTCGTGGGCCGCTCGTCTTGAAGCAGAAGCACTGCGCAAGTTGTTCCGTGAAGACGAGGCAGGCCACTACTCAACCGACATCAGTTTCGATGCGCTGCTTCGCAGCGACATGATGACGCGCTATCAGGCGTTCAGCGTCGGTCGCCAGTTCGGCTTCCTGTCGGTGAATGAGATTCGCGCAGAGATTGGACGCAATAGCATCGGCGAGTTGGGTGATGTGTACCTCCAGCCAGTCAACATGGTTCCTGCCAGCAACGGGTTCGGTGGCACTCAGGTTGCGCCGCCGAGCGCGCTGCCAGATGACATGCCAGATGAAACGGACAGCGGCATCTCGCAGGAGCGCGCGCAGTCGTTCAAGCCGACCGCAGGCATGATTGAAGAAGCCAAGCGTGGTCTCGCTTGGCGATCAGAGTTCAAGCGTGGTGGCACGGCCGTAGGCATTGCTCGTGCGCGTGACATCGTGAATGGCAAGAGTCTGCCTATCGAGACGGTCAAGCGCATGTACTCGTTCTTTGCCCGGCACGAGGTCGACAAGAAGGGCCAAGGATTCTCCGCAAGCGAAGACGGATACCCGAGCAACGGTCGCATCGCCTGGGCGTTGTGGGGCGGAGACGCGGGATTCACTTGGAGCAAGTCGATCGTGGATCGACTGAAGGCGAAGGCTGACTGAAGACCTTGCAATCGGAAGCGAAGGGACTACCCTACGAACCATGGACATCGAATACCGAGCAGCGCGCACCATTGAACTTCGCAAGCAGAGCGAAGACCCTGCCGCACGGCTGTCACTGGCAGGCTATGCGTCCACATTCGATACGCCTTACGAAGTCGATGGCATGGTTGAGACCATCAGCCGCAGCGCGTTCGATGCGACGCTGCGATCCAAGCCTGATGTCTTCGCGCTGATCAGTCACGATCCGGGTCGCCCGATTGCACGCACGACCAATGGCAGTCTCACGCTGGGTGTCGATGAGCATGGCCTGCGGGTGATCATCAATCCGATCGACACGCAGGAAGGCCGCGACGCGGTGACGCTTGTGGAGACTGGCACGCTTGACTCAATGTCCTTCGGCTTCATCGTCAAGGACGACGCAATCGAACTGCGCGATGGGCGCATGCATCGCGAGATTCGCGACCTTGAACTGCACGAGGTCAGCATCGTCGCCTTCCCTGCGAACCCGACTGCACGAATCGCCACGCGATCGAAGCAGCGCGCAGAGACGCTTCTGATGCAGCAGACGGCAAAGCAGAACGCAATCACGCTGCGGCGGTTCCTCGTGGTGCCGCCGCTGGCGAATCTGAAGGGACGCACCAATGGCACTGTCTAACAACGGCAACGGGCAACTCGCACCACGCGCCATCGCAGAGATGGCGTGGCTGCGTCTCTACGATACCTTCCCAATGTCTTACATCTCGCGAGCGACTGGCCCTCGCGGCATGATCTACCCGTATGCGACGAGCGCGACGACTGGCACGATTGCGACTGCGGCTGAAGCAGCGACGACCAGCACCAGCGCATTCGATCCGACCTTTGGTCTCAAGAGCAGTGATCTCGCGACCTATCGCGCTCGCATCACCGTGAGCAACGAACTGCTGGCCGACTCGGCCGTGTATCCGTTCATCGCGCAGCGTCTCGCAGGACAGATCGCAGAGACCGTCGCGGCGAAGATCGTGACGGACATCCGCACTTCGCTTGTCACCGACAGTCGCTACACCGAGGCCGATCACTTCGACATCGGCAAGATCGGCACTGGCGCAACTACTGGCATCAGCGACCACAGTGGCTTCAAGTGCTGGGCCAACTTGAGCAACACCTATCGCCAGCGTGCATGCTGGATTTTCTCACCGAGCGGCGCGGAGAACTGGGGAACGCAGGAAGGTCGCAACACGCTGTCCACGCTCGGCGTGCGTCAAGAGGACTACCTCTATCGCCGCTTGATCGGAGAGACCAACACGCCGTCTGCGGCATTGAGCAATGCGATCGGACAGTTCGGTGGCGCATACGGCGCTGGCGAGATCACCACGCCGGGTCAGGCAGGCACGCCTGACTGGGCAGTCGGTGCGCCTGCTGAAGAAGGCGGTGGCGGTGGTGAGATGGAACTTTCATCGCCAGTCAAACTTGAGAAGCGATCAGGCCTGACTGCTGCATCTCCAACGAATGACATGTGGCACACCGCGTACCTCGGCTGCCCGATTCATACATCGACGGGCATGGCTGCTGTTCACAATCAGACTGGCGGTGCGTGGGCAATGCTCGTCGATCTGACGGCGTGGCTGCACTTCGATCAGCCACTGACAGTCAAACTGGACAGCGAGTCGCTAATGAGCA